ATTCGCGTTCGCATTGTTGTTCGACCGACCGACGCACCGGCTATGGAAGGTTCTACCTTTTTTGAAAGTTTCTTTTTCCTTGCTATCTCTTGATTTTAAGGGTTTGACAATATGGAACGGGCTTCGGCTCCGGGCTTTGTTGCCCGAAACCGAAGCGACGCTTTTCGTTATTCGCTGGCCACGTTTTCCGAGGTTACTACTATTTCGTAATTTCCGCTGAAGGCGAGCCGAGAGCTGCCACCCGTGTACGAGCTCGAAGAAGCGACATTCGCGTTCGAGTAGACGAGACCGCCATACGCGTCCGCACCGCTGCCCGACCGACCGACGCACCGGCCACGGTCGGCAGTATACCACTGACAATCGGAGTAGTTCTTGTTCCATTTGCTGTTGTCTGTGGTTACTCGTGAGGCGATTATGTCGCAGTATCTACCGAATTTAACACGGCCGATACAGTAACCAGATGTGTTGAGTCCCTGGATTACGCTTTCTTCTTTTGTCTGATAGTTGCGGACTACATGGTATTTCGCATCAATCGGGTACGAGCTTGTGGCTACTCGGTGATCCTTCTTGAACTGTGCGAAGGACGGCACGTTGGCGGCGATGAGGTCCATGATTTCCCAGTTACATCCGACAAAATTCTGAATACCGAAGATGATGTTGCCGATGTTTGAGCCGGAATACTTTCTTGTTATCTTACCGTAGGTGTTGAAATTGTTCTGTCCGGTTGTATACTGCGAGCCACATCCATATCCGGCATACGCCTGAATGTCTCGGGTCCCTGTCAACGCCATTACGAGATTGGCGATGTCCTTGCTTATCTCATAGCTGATGCCGTGGTAGCCTTTACCTCGCATTTCGATGAGATTGAGTATATCGGCATAGGTGTAGTTCATCGTAGAGGTAGGCACTGAAGCATTTGTGATGTTGCCCTCGCTGTCATACTTCCAATCGGCATTTGTTACCGATGTTCCAGTACCTGTACGGGTTCTGACACCGCTGATTGAGCGGGGACGCATGAGTGCATCTACACTCATGCCGTAGATACCAACGAAACGCATAGGCACCCATACCCAGTCGGGTTCTATTGCTTCGATTGCGGCACTATCGACTGCAATGGCTTCGAGGTCATCGAAACCCGTCGGGGACGTAAATATTATTTTCTTGGCACCACTCGGTACATCGCAGAACACATAATCGCCGTAGGTGAAATCGAACAATGAATGACTTATAGCCATATTGAACGTACCTACAATCTTGTCATTCTCGTCTACGAACACAGCGCCGATCTGTGCATTGTTGAGCCCGGGCCAGCGGACCTGCTTCATGCCCTCGACATCGAGTTCATAGACATTCATATTGGCATTGTCGACTATCTCGTAGTCGTCACCCTTCGAGAGAGCTGTACCGTTATTGGTCGTGTAGACGCATGAATACGCCTTGACGAGAATATCGGCCAGTTTCTCACGATTGGTTTTCATTGCCGTAGAGAGTGGCTGAGAAGCGAAGCTACAAGCAAAAAGATACTTCTTCTGATTCTTGAAGTCATTGACTCCCTTATACCAATATCGGCCGAAACCGAGCATCACATCGAAACCTTCACCTGCTTGGTCCGTCGGATCATACTCGGTGCCGTCGGCCATCAGATTGTAGTTGGTATCCATAATCTGACGGGCGAGCAGCTTGGACTCGCGGGAATCGTAGGTGCATCGGTACGGATGAGCCGCATCGAATATCTTGACGAAGTGGCCGCTCGGCTCGTACTCTTCCTTGCTCGTACCGTTGTCGAGATTCGTGATGTTCTGGCAATCATCGTCAGTATCATCGAAACTGACGCATGAATACTGCGAGTTGTAGAGGGTCAACTGCGGGAAGTACGCGGCGAGGCTTCCGGGACGCGCCTTGTCAAGTTCGTTATCGTCGATAAGGTCCTCCATTATCCAACGACCCGTAACGCCAGAGCACTGGTTGCTTTCCTCGTAAGCACTACCCGTCGGGTCGAGACCGATGGCGCCGCTTGTGCGAAGTGACTTGAGGATTGATGAAGGAGCCGTGATGTTTACGTCCGGCAAACGGAGATAACGAAGATTGGACGACCCGACAATACCATTGATAAGATTATATGGGTCTATGTTGGGACATCCGGCGAGCATGAGACGGTTCACGCTTGACATACCGGCGATTGTCAAACCTCCGGGATAGGTAAGATACGGGAGGTTGACGAAATTCAGCTCCGTCATGGATGCCGGCAATTCAAGAGTATCGATAGGCGATGTTTCTGCCAGAGATATACCAGTGAGGTCAGAACCCGATGCAAGCACTGTCTTCATTCGCGGACAGCGGGAGGCATTGATGCTTGTTACCTCTGTTGTGCGCACGTCGAGGTGAGTCAGGAACGGCAGGTCGCCGAGATTCATGTTGGTAAGGAAGCCCGTGTTGCCGGGAGACAGACGCCAAGACTGGCGGTGGTTTGTGGAGCCAATTACAATCTTCTCAGCGAGCTTCATCATCGAGAACTGGAAGTTCGGGTCGAGTGAGATTTGCGAGAGGTCAATCTCACTCATCTGGTCGGCTTGGTAGATGTAAAGCAGGATATTGTCGCCGTGCTGGAAATTGGTAAACGTACCATACTCGCCGGCCTTGAGGTACATCCCCTGCGTCACATTACCGCCATCGTTACCGATGCCGTAGTAGCCGGATTTGCCGGCACGGAATTTGATAACGGCTCCCGTCTTGGCGCCGATACGGCCGCCGAGAACATGACTGGCGTCCTTGAAGTCGCCGGTCTGGTAGTATCCGTCGCGAATGCGCCAGCGTTGCTCTATGAAGCGAGGCAGAGCCTGACGGCCGGAACCGTGCAGGGCATAGTAGTAGATGTCCGTGTACTTCTCGGAGTAGCGGATATACTTGCTTTCGCAGTCGTATGTGCAGACAACCTTCGGCCAGAACAAAATGCGCTTCTGAACGAAGTAATAGAGTGCGCCCTTGGGCGAGAATGGACCGGCGCCTATACCGTCGATTTCGGGAAGGTTACGCATCGTTGCCACGACACCGGGAAGCGTGAGAGTGTTACCGTTTGCATCGGCCACCATTTCCTGATTGTCGCAACGACGTAGGTTGTTCCAGAGAATTGAGCCACGACCGGCGTAGCACTTGTCGTCCTCAGCAGGATCGAGTTCTGCAGGAATGGTGTTGCCGCCATCGTTATCCTTACCGTTGCAGGTGTCGCAGTCGTAAACCTTATTGAAATACATTCTGACCGGCTCCATTGCGGAAGGTGTATGATAAACACCATTCTCAACCCAGCAGCCGTCCTCAAGGAAGAACATAGGCTGCATATTCTTCGCCTGCTGGTCCACTGCGGCAAGGTAATCTGTGAACGTATAGTATGCGATGAGCGATTGGACGCTCATGTATTTCCACGCATTTTCACGCCACAACTGTTTCCATGTATTTGCAAGCGCGGCCTTGGAATAGTCGCAGGAATCGCAGAATTTGAGCACATTGAACAGCTCATAGGGGACTTTGCGACCCATCGCGAGGTCTTCCTGAAGCTGGTCGTCGTCAACCATGCACTCGAAATACTGTGTCCACACGGGATAAGTCGGCTGGCCGAGATTCAGTTTGGATACCCACGAGGATTGTGTCGCAACCGGCGCCATCATGTCATCGATAGAGCCTACGCCCATGAACCAGTCCATTGCGTCGTAGGTAATCAGCTCGAAGCCGCTGACGGGGTTGAGAACATCGCCTTGGATAACCCACTTTCCATTTATTTGCTTCATGGAGCCATTGGATCTGGCCCACTCGCCGCCACTGTAACGCATGAAAACATAGTCGCGGCCGCAATACTGCGACAGTAGATACAGCTTGCTCGTATCAAGTCCCTCGGTGGCCTTGAAGCGAGCCATGATTTCTGTCAGTGATTCCTGACTTACGAATTTGCCGGCGGCATTGAATGATGCTTTGCCGAAAAACTCCACAAAGTCGCCGTAGTTCTTGCAGCCAAGATTATAGCCGGGAGTATCCTTGAAACCAAGTGCCACCTGCTCGCCCTTATCCTCCTTCCAGTTGCCACGGGCATGGAACCACGCATCACTGAGAGAGTCGTTAGTAGCTCGGAAAGCAGCGATAGGATGATTTGCGGTCGAATGATTCATCTGCAGCCCGGTTACGGTTACGTCACTCTTAGACCATGTGCCATCAAAGGCTCGCTGGGCCGGAGTAATGTAGTCGGAGCCGAGAGCTCGGAATGTTGCATTCATCATATCACAAACACCGCAGTCGTTCGCCATAGAGGAGTCGGAGTAGTCCACTTTGACCGTGATAATGGCGACGGGTATGGTGTTCAAACCGACACGAATGTAGCCGATTTCAAACAGCTCGTATGTCTTGAGCGCGTCTTCATTAGTGTAGTCAGGATTGAGGGGAGTGATTTTCCACCCTTTATTCTTGCGCAGATAGAATCGGTCGTTCTTAATGGGTCGCTTGGCAGATGTAGTACCTTGGCGGCGCCACTGAACGTGTTCAGCTTTGAACGACCTCCAAGGTCTTGCAGGATCGAAGTAGAACAGCGTACACTCAAACTTGGTCGATGTGTTGATGTCTCCGTCGAATGTGTCGAAAGTAGCCTGCGGAGCGACTACTACATAGTATGGGATTCCTTTCTCCTTGAACTTATCCATCGAGGGTCGGTTCTGATTGTCGAGCACATCCTCATCGGTGAACTCTTTAATCATTTCGTCCGTATTGGTAAGTTTGCAGAGATAGTTCTGGAAAGCCTGCGCCCACTCATAGTAACTGTCGTATGCGAGAGTGTAGTAGAGATAGAAGTCGCCGTCGGTGCCATCGAAGTCAATCTGCTTCTGATTGAGGATTGCGCCGGAGTTGGCAATATAACCGATAGATCCCGCTTCCTCGCCATCGAAATACAGCTTGATTGTGGAGTAATCGGTCGAGCCACGTTTTACCGTTATAGTGGACGGTTCTACAACAATGGCTACGGTATGCTTCTCGTTACACTTGAATGATCGTGTAATGACGGAGGGCGTACCATTCTTGCAGAACAGCACGGCCTTGTTACCGCAGATGTAGAAGCCGGCACCAGAATCCGGGTCATAGCACTCCATGAGCTTGGCTTCGTCGTCCTTGATGTTGTTGGTGGCGAAGGCAAACTGGAAAGCCATACCATTGGTACGCTCCGTGGCGGCGGTGCCAAATGGTGCGTAAGGGATCTTGGCTGTGACGTTTTCGGCGATGCGGAGGCTCATTTCATCGAGGTATTTGACGAAACCATTGGAGGACCAGTTGGAGCCTTCCACGGTCATCGTATAGCCGTTGTTGCTGATGGTGTGGTCGGTCTCGGCGTTGGATCGACTTGCCATATCGAAGCCGAACAATGCGCCTTCCTTGAAGATGGCGTTGATTGCAGAGCCGACAACGGTAACAGTGATGGGATTGGTCTGACTGCTTCCACTTTTGGCGTAGAATGAGATGGAGTCAGTACCGTCAGTTGCATATCCCTGAACCTGCTTGCGGACAATCTCTGTCTGCGAGGTACCGATGTCAGTGGAGAGGACTTCAACACCGTCGATAAACACCTTTGCAGTGGTTGAGGTTTTGCCGGGAGTGTAGGCGGCTACCTCAATTTCGAGGTTGTCATACAGACGGATAGTGCCGTTGTTGAAGTCGTTGAATCGAAGGGCTACGATGGGCTGTGTGGAGCTTGCGTCGATACACATTACCGACGAGTACACCACATTGCCTTTCACGCCCGAAGCGACATCTTCTCCGGATATACGGATGGGGTATGAGCCATGAGCAAGTTTCTCATTGCCGCCGAACACATTGCAGGGGTCTATCGAGATGGAGTGAGAATAGCTGTCCGTGATGGTGGCGATTCCGAGGGTCTTCCATTGTCCGTTGTAGTACAGTTCAGTCTTGACCTTGACACCGAGCTTCGACACGTTGTTGGCAAATTTATACATCAGCAGGTTCTTGCTGGAACCTCCGACTTCGAGGGTCGAGCCTGACGTGTAGTTGAGGGTCTGAACGGAGGTGCAGGTTACATCGACTGCGGTAACAGTGATGGTGCGTCTCTTGACATTGCCTTCTGCGTCATAGGCTACAATGGTAAAATCGCGGGCGGCGGCTTCCGTGAAGTACGGCGTGAAGTCATACTTGAATGAATAGTTCGTGGGGCCAGTAGATGAGTTCTGATTGATTGCCTCGCTCCAAAGAGTCAGACCCGATGTGGCATCTATGATTTCAAGTCTGCGGATTACGCCAAGCACCTCGGTAACATTACTTCCCTGACCGTCAAACGTTACGGACTTGATTGCAGCACGGACGGAGATTTCAGAGCCAAAGGCGGCATACACTGCCGGGTTTTCCAGATAGATGTTCAGAGAAGAGCCGGAAACAGAGCCTCCTCCAGTACTCTTGGGAATAGAGATGGATTGCCCCATTTCATCGCCTTTCTTGTTGATGGCTTTGATGATGTGGTTCTCGGCATCTTGGTCTACGTCAAGGTGATCGAAAGCGTTCTGTTGCATATCGTATGCGCCACCGGTAGAGAATGCATCCTTGCCGTCTTTTTCAGGGGTAGCGGACGTCTTTACCGTTCCACCTCCACCAAACTGCTTCCAAAGGTCTTTGTTGGAGAAGTCGGAAACCTCGCCGGTGAACTGGTAGGCTTCCCATGCGTATTCGCCCGTGCGGAATGTGATGACAAGACCACTCTTTGCATACTTGATGCCGGAGGCATTTTGCAATTCAAGGATTGCGTCAATGGCGCTGCTCTTGTCATAATATCCGGCCACCTTGCGGGGGCAGAGCGCATCTACATTGATGATTGCTTCGGCTCCTGCCGACATTCCTGCCATGTCAATCCAGTTGTTGACGTTAAGGAATTGCGGACCGGTAGTGTTTGGACCTATGTACTGATATGTTTTCCAAGAGCTGGGACCGATGGCGAATGTTACAGTCAGACCAAGAGAGGCTTTACCTTCGTTGAATACAGCGAGGAGAACGTTATGCGTCTGCGTCTCAGCCATAATGTCGGAGTAATATTCTCCGGCAGGAAGTGGTATTTCGACTGTCGCGTTGTATGTATTGCCTACGGCAGAGCCGGAGATAGACTCGAACTTGTTGTTCACAATGCGGAATATACCGTCTTCGATGCGATACATATAACCTGAGTTATATGTCATATCGGAATTGTAGACTTCCTCCGCGATATTATAAAAGTCGGTATTTCCGAAACTGCGGAAGTAGACACCACCATCTTCGGACGGGCAGAGCCAAACACCTTGCGTAGGTTCTTTCCCGGTGCCGTCCCAATATCCGTCGCAGGGAAGAATACCAAGGTTGTAGATACGGTTTCCGAGGTCTTTGATATTCCGTTCCGCATACTCCATGCGCTCCTGAACATCAGCTCCTTCGTCACCGGGGAACGCGGTGCTTGCAGTGTGTCCCAGTGCAAGGTCGGAACCTATGGTAATAAGTTCAGACCCACTCCAACGGAAAGTCTTATTGTCTGAGGTGCAGGTGTAAATTTTGCCTGCTTCGGGCACACGACCATTTAGCGTCGCGGAACCATACGAAGCTGCATCAAGCCAGTTATTGTAATATGTGAATTGTGAGAAGATGAGGACAGCAGTACCATTCTCTATCTGCCAGTAGTCGGATACATTGATTTGCTGTTCAATACTTCCACTTTCGATCGCTGGGATCACGACATTGTTAGTCTTGACTGGACGTTTGATGCTTCCCCATTGAGAATTGTCCGAAACAGCTACTTTCGATACAGCGAGAAGAAAAACATTGTTGTCTGTGTCGTACACTACCATACAACCTACATCGGTAGATTTATGTCCCGAAGATGCCATTTGCGAAGTAATACCACTTACCATGGCATTGAACTCCACAACGTCATCTACGAATCCGGGGAGCTGGGTAGCGGGTACTTTACCATCGGTATCTAATGTGGCGAGCCCTCCTGGTTGCCCTTTGGTATCGGTTACGGCTTTTGCCGCGTCGGCTGTTGTCTTGGCGGCATTAGCCGTGGATTGAGCAGCCGCTACTTTTGTTTTGGCATCTTTGGCTTCATTGTAGGCAGTAGTAGCTGTATTCGACGCAATAGTTACAGACTGCTGGAGGGCGTTGTCTTGCGACACTCTCTCATTTGTCTCGGTTGTAAGCGACTGGTCCGTGTTCTCGATTATCTCAGAGATAACCTTGCCGACACGTTCGGCTGTGTTTTTACCCTCGCCGTCCTCATATCTGATAAGGTCGGCTTGGCTTTTTAGTGTTGTCTTGTTGTTTAGACCCATTGTCAGATTGATTTAGTTTCCAATTTTGCGTATGGTACATCCGCCCGTGGAAACCACTCGGCGGGATTTGTTCGTTTTGAAAAGGCTTTTGGCTTTGCAGTATGCCACACACTCTTGAAGATAGTGGTGGGCCACTTCCAGGGCGTTGTTGTAGCAATCGGACCTCTCTTTGCTGGAGATCTCGCGTGAGTATTCGCCCTGCTTGACTACGGTGCCGAATCGGGTGCTTTGGAAATCTCCTGTCATGACGTTCTGCGCGTAGACATAGTATGACATGGTTACTTTCAATCCCACGAAAGTGCGAGTGCACTCGTGAGAATCCTTGTATGTACCGCCATTCAGCAGGACTTTGTAGAGGTCGTTTTCCTCTCCTTCGGCCAAAATGCTTAGAAACAGTTCGTCACCGAGGGCCGGTTTGATGTTCATCTGTTCGGCTTCGGTGATATATGCAAGCAATTTGGCTTCTTCGACTTTCCCGATTGGGCGGCCGAGTTTTACGATCTCATCAGGGCTTATTATGTGCTCCATTACTTTCGTTGGATTGATTGGTAACATAGACCAAAGGCTGCACAGAGTAATCTCCCGTGGGGTTGACTTCCTCAAACCAATGGTCGAATATTTTTTTCAGTTCTCTGGAAATGGCACGTCTTTCTTTCGCGACATAGGAATTGTAGTATTCGTATGCCTCCTGCACGGCGGTACCGCTCCAACCGGTTTTTCCTGTACGGATTAGGTACCACGGCTCCTGGCCGAAAGCAGAATAAATTCGCTCAGTTACACTCTTTTCGGTGGAGTCGAACTTATCGTCAAAATTCGTGGACTCAAAAGGCACAAAATCCGGCTTGTCTTCCTCAGAGTTATAGGTTACGTCTATGATCGAGCAAGCGTTTACATCACCCTGGAATGCGTCGAGACTCTGCGCAAAGTCTACATCATCGAGCGTAGAATCCTGGCTAGTATCACCGTTATCATCGAGTCCGGTTGCCACTCCTTTTTTGTGCATAAGCATACCCGACATCAGGAAGTTGTTGCGTGTATTGCGGTACTTCACATTGTCGAGTCCTTCGTCGGTAGAAAGGTTAGTCACTACCTTGTCGTAGATTGGCTTTGGATATTCAAATCGGCCGTCCATGGAAAACCATAGAATCTGTCCCTTGTATTTGTCTATGCCACCTGACTCGACAATCTGCGAGAGAATTACTTCCTTGATGGGATTGAAGGTGTAGATTTTGTCGATGTGCTTCTTATCTACGAGAATTTTGTTACCTTTGCGGGTCTTGTGGCCGGTCCAATCGGGGTGTACGTTGATGAATATGACGCTGCCGTTTTCTGTTTCCTCTTCGAGCCTACAGTTCTGGAATGGAATATGGTGAAGCTCCACGACCTCACATGCAAGATTATAGTTGACATGCAAGGAGAATCCGTGGAATTGTGCCATATCCTGAGCTATAAGACGAAAGATATCGTCCACAGTATCTCCGGCGCGGTTTACCACATACTCGGAGAATTTGGTATCATTAAGGCCGTTCCCCTCGATGAATGTTTGATAACGCTCACAACATCCTCCCCCGGTCGGACTATTCAATATCAAGTCAAGCATACGCTGGGGATATAGATTATCCCTACCGTATGCCTGGATATTGAGAGTGCTCCAGTAGGCGGTTGTGAGACGCTTGGGAGAACGTTTGACGTTGGTTATATTCATCGAGCGCGGGTATTACTCGGCGTCCTTGGCGCCGTTGTTTTTGAGCCGGGTGTTGGCAGCTTTGAGGGCGCGGTTATCGCTTTTTAGGGAGGCGATCTCCTCATTGGCGGATTCGAGTTCGGCTTTTGTGGTCGCCAGTTCCATGCGGACTTCGGCCAGTTCATCGGACTCTTCGCCCTCGCCGTCGGTTACGGTCTGACCTTCGAGTGCAGCTTTGAGTCCTTCGATTTCCTGCTCAAGCGTGGATTTGTCGTATTCGAGGGTCTTGATCCTTTCCTCTGCTTCTTTGCGGAGTGCGTCGGATTTCTTTACAGCCTCCTGCGCCTCAGTGAGCTGTGCTTCGAGGGCTTTGATTTTTTCGGCATCCTCGGCAGAAGTTGCCGGAACTTCGTTATTGGCTTCCTCGGCTTTCTTTTTTGCCAGAGCCAGTTTGCGGGCCTTATATGCGGCTACGCGGTCTTCCCAGTCCGTAGGAAGGTGAGCGAATTTGTTGACTTCGCTGGGATATTTGCTGAGGTGTTCCTCGGCAACCTCATCCGGAATAGGGTTTACATAGAAATTCGACGTGCCGGCCGGGTGTATGAGGGCACCAGCCTTGAGCACGTAATTAGGCTTTTCGGGCATGGTCTTATTTTTTTTGAGGTGGTTGTAAATTATGACGTAAGCGTCACGATAGCATTCACTACAGCCGGTGTTGGTAATCTCCTTACCAAACAGCAACCGATGTAACGAATCAAGAAGCAACCTATCTGAAGATGAAAAGCCGCTCTGGAAACGGCTTTTCATTTCAGACATTTGCAACATTATCTCGTCGTAGCTTCCCATATGGCAGATTATGAACCGCTGACGAGAGATTCAAGGGCTGTGCGGGTAGCCGCGATGCTCTCGGAGTAGAGATAGATGCCGGAGGTCGGCGCGTTCTCTTCCTGGAGGGTGGCGAGCCATCCGCCTTCGGTGTCGTCGGAATACTTGTCATCGTCCATCGCAGTGGCGGTCAGACCGGCTTCGAGACCGTAAATCTCGAAAGTGTTCTTGTTGTCAGAACCCGGAAATTTGTTCTCTAGCACGACAACAAAGGTGCCGTTTGCGAGCTGGTCGATGATGTTGTGTGCGACTTCGGGACCATTGTCAAGTATGACGATGGATACATCCTTATTGAATCGGTTTCGATAAGTTCCGGCTGACAGAGATTTCTTCGTGCCAGTGTATGGGCTCTTGCCCGGAACATACATTTTGTAGGCCTTCTTACCGGTCTTCAAAATGAGAGACTTAACGATATTGGGATTGTTTTCGTCGCGCGATGTCGCTTCGAAGTCAATATCGTTATAGTTCATGATGAAACCGTGGGACTTGATACCTTTGACCGGCTTTACGGTACAGCTGGCCGCCAGGTCAGCGGCCAACTGGTAATCACAACTTTCTGCAGCCATATCTTCTCGGTTTAGATGGCGACCTGGACGAGCGCGTCCTCACCTACGAGAGTGCCGATTTTGGAGGCGGCGTAGATGTAGTTCTTGCGGTCCTTGTCGTTGAAAGAGATACTGAGGTTTGCGATCTTGTCCTTGTCGTTGGTACCCACGAAAAGATTTTCGGGGGAGCAAACGATGGCGCGGTGCGGGCAGTTCAGGGCGGTGCCATTGTCCTCGTACTTAGCAATCATGCGGTCCCAGATGTCGATGGCGTAGATGGGACGGCCGTCATACTCGGAGAGTGTGATGCCGGCGCCTACGTTCTCGAAAGGCATTGTGGTTTTGCCGTAGCGTTCCACAATGTCGGTGCGGAGGGCCTTGAACATGGAGGTCGTACAGAAGATTGCAGCCTTGCTGTCGTCGAAGATGCGGGAGTCTGCGTCGGACAGAAGGGTGTCGAAGATCTTGATGGCGGTACCCGGCGTGAGCAGCCCATTCTTCTGGGCGGCGTAAGTAACGGTATCGGTGCTGGAGACCGTCTCCGTTGCTGTGTTCGCGGCAATCTTGGTCTGCTGTTTCGGGTTGGCGGCGATGATGGCCTGCAGACGCTTCCACAGACCGTCGCACATCGTGAAGAGCGAGGGCTTGATGCCGGCCTTGAGGATACCGCCGTCGGCGATGTTCTTAGCGTCCTTGTCGCCGAACCACACGATACGCCAGAACATTTCGCGGATAGCCTTTTCGAGAAGAGGCATGAGTACGACGTCCCAGTAGGGAGTATCCTGGAGATACGCGATGTCGGTGCCGGTATTGAGGGACGACTCCGCGATGGTGTTCTCGAGGTCTTCGTAGCAGATTTCCTTGGGGATTTCCCAGCCGCCGAGTTCCCATTCCTTCTGAATACCGGTGATGTTGACGGAAGTGTAGGCGGGGTCGCAACCGCCGCCCTTTTCGCCGACATCGCCGAGGTCATTGATGTAACCGAGCTTCTGGCCGTTGGTAACGCCAGTCTTGGTCGTTACCGTCAGGTCGATGTCCGGGTCATCATACACCGTGAGAAAGAGCAACTCGCGAAGGTCGGTAATCGCCCCGTTGTCTACGGTAAATTGATTCCAGTTAATCATAACTTCGGATTAAATTGTTACACGATTGAGATTAGTTGCGCTTCGCGCGTTTGGCGGCAGCGGCTTCGCGACGCTCGCGAATTGCCTTCTGCGTCTTGGACTCGGTGGGCTCCTCCTGGGCTTTGCCGGCGGGGGCACCATGGGAGACGAAACGACGGTTCTGAGGCGTGAAAGATGAGCGCATACCGAGAGCTGCGTCGAGCCAGGGTATACCGCCGGCCTTGTTGACCTTGGCGACGATGGCGCGGGCGTTCTTGAGTTCGGTCTTCTGCTCTTCTACCGTCTGCTGGAGTTCCTCAACGGTCTTCTGGAGTTCTTCGACCTGGGGAGCGGTCTCTTCGGGAGCCGCATCGGGATCGATTTCCTGAAGACGTCCCTGAAGCTCTGCGATAATGGCGCGGATTTCATCGGGATCGTCCATGGAGTCCACGGGATCGGGGTCTTCGGGATCACCGCCGCCCTCTTCGGGCTGGATGATGTCGGTGATAATCTCGCCTTCGACCACAATCTTGAGGCCGTCGTCGAGTACATAGGTGCCGTCGGGATATGCAACGTCACCGATCTGCGGGTCGCCGTCCTCTCGCTCGACGGTAAACTCGTTGCCGTCAGCGGCTGTTACGACCTGAGCCTTTGCGCGGGCCAGTCCGGCTTTCGCGAGGAAACGGGAAAGGGCCGAAGGCTTCTTTGCAGAAGTACCTGCAGTGGGGTTGGGTTTAGCCATAGTTTTGTTATTTGATTTGGTTTTGATATTGCGTTTCCTGAATCTGTGAGCGGTCGTAGGAACGAGAATGTGAGTGATAAAGCCGAGTTCCTGGGCGCGGTTTGCGTCGATGAAAGTGTCCTTATCCATGAGCGTTTGAAGCGCTTTGCGGTTGGCGCCGGTGCGTTCCACATACAGGTCGAGGATTCTGTCCTGCTCCTCACGCAAGGATTTGGATTGAACTTCCAGGTCGGAAATGAGAGCGTCGAGCTTATCGGGGGTATATCGTACGGGCATGTC